AGACGGTGTTGGAAAGGTTGTTGACGCACGAATGACCTACGAACTCGCTAAACAACTCAAAGAAGCTGAGTTTCCAGAAGTATTTGTACCTATGGGTCTAATGATGGTTAAGAATAAAGATGGCGGAGAACCTATCAAATAATAGCGAAGAGATAGTCCAAAGAAACGAAAAAGGACAGTTATTACCTGGAGTAATTCTTAATCCAGCAGGCAAGCCCAAAGGAGCCAGGCACATGACCACCTTATTGGAAGAGGCGATAAAGAAAGTCGCCGATGGGGATGCGGAAGCGGCGGACATTCAAATCGTCAGGAAGGTAATCGAAAAGGCCAAAGCTGGAGAGTTCAAGCATACCGAACTTATCTGGGACAGGCTCGAAGGAAAGGCCCCGCAGAAGATAGAGCTAGAAGGTAAACTTGAATTAGAACCCAGCGAAAAGATTAAAGAATTAGCGGAGAAGCTTAAGGCGTTAGATGCCTAAAACAGTTCACACAAATGGATTGACTCTTTGTGTGAACTGTCATCGAAAGACCGATAACTATGCAGGAAAAGCTACTAGGTAACTATACAATCGAAGAAATCATCCAAGCAGCCAATTTGATACCCCATTTATGGGTGGAACAGAACAAGATAGTTACCGAATCTGGACAACCCATAGAGTTCAAAAACCGCCGATTTCTAAAAGCCATTTATGACGATTTTAGTCCTAAGATAGCAATTCTCAAGCCACCTCAGATTGGGGCGACAATAATGAACTGTCTAAAGGCTCTCTATGTGGCACATGAGCTTCATAAGGATATTGTCTATACTCTCCCGACTCAGAGTGATGTACAAGACATTGTAGGTGGCTCTTTCAATAGAATCATCGCTCAGAATAAGATTTTGCAAATTTGGGTGCATGACCACGACACCATAGAACAAAAGAGCGTTGGAGAGAGTCTTATTCGTTTTCGGGGAACATTCAGTCCTAAACAGGCAACAATGGTTCCTGCCTCTCTTTTGATACACGACGAAGTTGATAGCAGCGACCCAGAGGTGCTGACTCTTTACCAGACGCGCTTGGAGGCCCAAGTCGGCGAAGAGAACAAATGGAGATGGTACTTCTCGCACCCCTCTTTGGCAGGGCACGGAGTCGATGTGTATTGGCAGAAGTCCGACAAGAAGGAATGGCACATCACCTGTCCTGCGTGCAGGAACGAGGACCACATGCGCTGGCCGGAGAACGTCGATATGGATAGGGAGATATATGTTTGTGCCAAGTGCAAGGCGGAACTGCCCACGGAAGCGAGGATAAACGGCAGATGGAAGAACCAGGACGGGGTGCCGTGGAAAGGCAAAGTGGAGGGGGGATATGAGTTCTCGGGCTGGCACAGCTCACAGTTGATGCTCTACAACAAGTCGGCCAAGGAGATAATCAACGCATTTCGTGACCCTTTGAAGACCAAGCAGTATTTCTATAACTATGTCCTGGGCTTGCCGTTCATCGGGAGCGACGACAGGATAGAGCCCTCGGTCGTGCTGAGGAACTGCGTCGATGTGACCAACGGACAGGAGGGGATAAACATAATCGGAGCCGATACGGGACACGGGATACATTACGTGATAATGAACGCCGAAGGTGCCTTTTATTATGACCATGAGACCACGATAACGGCGACCAAAACGCCCTATGACGTGATACGGGACCACCTGTTGAGGTTCGAGCGTTCACGGGCGGTGTTCGACCAAGGGGGAGACCTGATAGGCGTTAGAAAGTTGAGAGAGGAGTTCCCAGGACGGGTGTTTCTATGTTTCTACCGTCGGGACAGGAAGACCAACGACATAATCACCTGGGGAGAAAAGGACAAGTTCGGAGAGGTATATGTGGACAGGAACGAGATGATGACGCTCGTTGTGGACCAACTAAGGGACACAGGGCGTATCAGGCTCAATGGAACTAAGGACGAATGGGAGGACTTCGCCCAGATGTTCGATAATATATATCGGGAGAAAGTCGTGGTTGCGGAGACGCCAGGCAAGGACAATCCAGACCTGTATGGTGCGAGATATGTATGGAAACGGAACGGTCCAGACCATTATTGCCACGCTTTCCTCTACGCTATTGTGGGACTATCAAGGTTCTCCAAGCAGATGGCCAAGGTCGTGACGAACGACGATGTATGGGCTGGAACGCCCAAGGAAAGGAGGCTTGATTATATCGCCCGTACTTCTCCCGAAGCTCCAATGGACTCTACGATAGGAGTTATGCTGACAAGGGACAGAGTGGACCTATGAGGACCGAGGAACAGAGAAAATACCATCGGGACAAGGTCAAGGAATTGCGTCTGAAACACAGGAAGGCGAAGAGCCGATATGGCGACTGGTACAACAAAGGAACGAAATCGAGGAACAACTGTCCAACTTGCGGTATGTCTCTCGCTCCAGAATACTTTAAATATCATAAAGGCTGTCAATACTTGAGAGAAATAGAGACAAATACGTTGATGTCTCCTAATGAAATAGAGTATAATTCCTAGGATGCCAAGAGTCCCCGATAATCAAAGATATAGGTGGGTAAATCTTTGAAGTCACTCCAAAGTGGTTTTTTCGACGCAAATAGTGTTTAGTTGAGCTAACTATGGCTGATGAAGTAACTTCCTTCGAAGCGAATGTGAGAGGTGTCACCGACTTGGTGGAGTCGGGCACGAACAAAGTGCGTTCGGGCGTGGGTCTGAACCCCGAAGGCGAGACGGGGGACAGGCTCGACGTCCTCGACCTCCCGCAGACCGATGCGGAGCTATTGAAACTAAGGGACGAATGGGAGAGGCAGTACGCTCCCTATGAGGGGAAGATGACCCCTATATTCGCCAGGAACCTTCTATCGTACCTGGGACGCAAGGCGGACAATTCCATGCCTACGGAGACCGACGTCCATGCCGCCAACCTACAGTTCGAATCAGAGGAGACCTTCCTGCCCGCCGCAACGGCCCAAGACCCGTCGCCGTTCGTCTATGCGGACAATACCGAGGAAGGCAACGCCATCTCGACCACCGTTCAGACCATGCTCCAGTTCCACTCCCAACAGCTATTGTTGAGGCGTCGTTTGGCCAGGATGACTCGCCAGTGGTCCATCTACCATCTGGGCGTCTTGAAATTCGGCTGGAACAAGTACGAGGTCGGAGGCAAGGAGTTCGGGGACATAAGCATAGACAACCGCAAGGTCCAGGACTTCGTGTTCGACCCCAACGGCTTCGTGGACGTCTACGGGGACTTCAGCTCGTGGATGGGGGAAAGGATATATGTGACGGCGGACAAACTCATCGATTTGTTCCCCAAGCACGAGGAATACATCAAAGGCATCGTCCAAGGAAAGCTCGGAACGGAATGCTGCTACACGGAATGGTGGAACGACGACTACTGTTTCGTGAGCTTCAAGGAGAAGATATTGGACAAGCACAAAAACGAGTTCTTCAACTATCCCGACAAGATGGAGGGCGACTTCGAGACCGAGGACGGGCAGCCTCTGATGACCCAGCCCCGAAACCATTTCTCCGTGCCCAAGAAGCCCTATATCTTCCTATCCGTCTATTCGTTGGGCGAGCGTCCCCACGACATCACGGGACTCATCGAGCAGAACATCCCCAATCAGAACATGATAACGCGGAGGACGGCGCAGATTGACTCCAACCTTACCCAGAACAATACGGGACTGTTATTGTCGGAAAACAACTTCAACCAAGAGACAGGCAAGCAAGCAGTAAACGCTTTGAGGCGGGACGTTGGTTTCATTCTTGTCCCGGCAGGCGGGCCGATAACCGAGGCAGTCCAACGTTCAGCTCCCCCGGCATTAGGTGCACCGTACTTCGACGACCTGGAGAACAGCAAGAACAACCTGCGCAGTTCGTGGGGGACGCAGGGCATAGCCTCGCAACAGCAGAAGCCCGACGAGACCGCAAGAGGAATGGTACTGAACCAAGGACGCGACACTTCGAGGATAGGCGGAGGCATCGTCGATATCCTGGAACAGTCCGTGGCCAAGTCCTGCTTCGACTGGTTCGTGCAGGGATATATGGTCTTCTATGACGTCAAACACTTCGCCGCGGTGATGGGGACGGGCAAGGCCGTGGAATACGCGACCCTTCAGGCCCAGGACATAGACCGACAGCTAATCGTCGGAGTCTCGCCCAACTCGATGCAGCCCAAGGACCAGATAAGCGAAGGCAACCAGGCGGTGTCCCTGTTCGAGGCAAAGGCCATCGGGCCCAAGACGCTCTTGGAAACCTTGAACTTCGCCAATGCCGACGATGCCGCAGGGGACGGGGTGCTGTACAACCTAGATCCTATGGCCTATTTGCAAATGAACTTCCCGGAGGAGTACGCAAAACTTCAGCAGATACAGGCCCAGGCCCAAGCACAGGCCCAACAGCAACAGCAGGCCCAGATGCAACAGGAGCAACAGGCGGGACAGCAGCAAATCCAGCAGAAACAGGCCCAAGGTCAGGCACAGATGCAGCAGACCGAGGCCTCGCATCAGCAGTCATTGAGGCACGGCGAAGAGTCTCACGCCCAGAAACTTAAGCAGAACGAGGAGTCGGCCAGCGCGAAACTGGCGAGCCAAGCATCGGCGTTGCCAAAATGAGGGAAGCCAAGTCCGAGGCGTTGGAGCATAAGGTCGAGAGGACGGAACGAAGCGACCAAAAGAGGGCCTTGGGAATGGAACTTGATGCCATAGAGATATACGAAAAACTGATAAGCGAGACCAAGGGAGAGAGGGAAAGAAAGATATTCGAGGAAATATTGGGGGATGAGAAGGACCACGAACGAAAGCTCAAGACCATAATCAGGGAGGAATAGTCACTCCAAACTACCATTTACAAGACAAATAAGTTATATATTGGACATATCAATAAAATGGCAAATTACAAGACGGGTGCACAGCGATATAACGACCGAATGGATAAGATATTCGAGGAAGCCAAGAGATTAAAGAAAGACCCAACGGTTAAATCATATCGGAGGCATCAAAGAAACATTGGTGTAGCCGTTAAAGACAGAGGCGACCAATATCCTGGAGCCAAATCAAAGGCTATTGAGAAGATAATTTCCAATCATAGGAAAGATGTCGCTGAATATGATAGAACGCCCCACCAGAAGCCCCGCAAAAGAGAAGGAGAGATGTACCAACTAAACTAAAAAGGTCGAGTGAAATTGAAATCAAAATGAAGGAAAAAGAAGCAAAAAGCGAAGCACTTAGCAGGAAGAAGGAAATGAAGGCGACCGATAACGTCTGCAAACGTTGCGGAGAGAGGAAATCCCACAAGTCCCATACTGATGTCGAACACCCGAACCATCACAAGTTCACCGCAGAAGAGCGTGAGGAACGGGAAGTGGAAAAGGAAGAAGATAAGGAATAATGGCATACTTGAATAGAGTTAAAGACGCCAAAAGCAAAGCGATAGAGAAGAAGAAGTAAAAGTAATCCCAGCAGAAGCAGTTCCAGTTGAACCTGTAGAAGTAGTAGTCGAGCCAGTCGTAGAACCAACAGAATAACAATGAACAGAGAAGGTTTAGATAAAGACAAAGTATTTAAAGCACTACACGGATAATGGCTTATAAGGACACGTTTTCAGGTAGTAAACACTCTAGGGAAGAGATAGAGAAACATTTTGGCAAAGAACTTACGGAAAGAAATCTAGGTAAGTCTCCCAAGGCCAAATCCGAGGCGTTGAAGAGGAAGAAAGAAGATAAGGGGTTTAATGCTTTTGGACATCATTACTCTAAATCTCAAATAGATAAAGTTAATAAAAAACAAGGATTTCCTATAAAGGGAGATTATACGAAATAATGAGAAAAGAATTTGATTTAACTTTACCGTTCA